CCCCTCTCCCTTCCCCCCGATCCCCCTATCTCTTACCCCCCTATAATCCCCCCTTAATCTCCCCCGAAAAGAAAGAGAGAGGGCGCGCTCTGTCGGTGGCGGTGGGGGGGGGATTTGAAGACTCTACTTAGGCGAGAGGTGGTGACATGGCTGCACGGCTGACGGACAGACAAAAAAAGAAAATTGTGGCTGATTATCTGGAGACCGAGAGCTATAACGCCACGGCGAAAATCAATGGGGTTTCCAAAGATACCGTTAAGCGTGTTGTGTTAGGTTGCGAAGGATTCGCCCAAAAGGCGCAACAAAAAAAGAAGCAGAACACGCTGGATATGTTGGCCTTCATGGAGACCCGCAAAGAGAAGATGCAGGAAGCGATCGACCTGCACCTAATGGCGCTGACAGACCCAGAAAAGATAAGCGATGCCGGGTTGTCTCAAATCGCCACTTCTTTCGGGATTATCGTTGACAAGGCCACAAAGAACACAGCCAGCGGGAACGACAGTTTGAATAAACTGGACGGGCTGTTGAAGGAGTTCAGAGATGCTGTTAAGTCCGAAACAAACTGAATTTGTCCGAGAGGGGCATCACCGCTGGAACTTTAAGGGAGGGGCTACCCGATCGGGGAAAACATACCTTGATTTTCGGTGGATTATCCCAATCCGCATCCGGGAGCGTGTCGGCAAGGACGGGCTGACGGTCATTCTTGGCGTCACAAAGTCCACCATTGAGCGGAATGTGCTTGAGCCTATGCGAACGATCTATGGTGATGCTCTTGTTGGCACGATCTCCAGCGACAATACGGCGTGGATATTTGGGGGAAAGTGCTACTGCCTTGGAGCTGAAAAGGTTTCCCAGGTCTCGAAAATCCGCGGCGCGTCCATCAAATACTGCTACGGCGACGAGGTGGCAGACTGGAGTCAGGAAGTCTTTGAACTGCTGAAAAGCCGCCTGGATAAAGCGTATTCGTGCTTTGACGGAACGTACAATCCACAGGGTCCGAATCACTGGCTGAAAGTATTCCTGGACAGCAAGGCGGACATTTTCAGCCAGACATACACCATCGATGACAATCCATTTCTCCCAGAGGCTTTTGTGGAAAACCTAAAGCGGGAGTATGGCGGCACTGTTTTCTATGACCGTTATATTTTGGGACAGTGGGCGTTGGCCGAGGGCCTGATTTACCCCATGTTCGGGGAGAGCAACATCGTGGATGAGGTTCCGGAGAGCGGCGAGTATTACATCTCCTGCGACTACGGCACGTTGAACCCCTTTTCGGCTGGGCTGTGGTGCTGGGACGGGAAGAAAGCCGTCAGAATCCGGGAGTATTACTATTCCGGGCGGAAGGAGCAAGCCAGCAAGACAGATGAGGAATACTACACGGAATTGGAGAAGCTGGCTGGGGATTTTCCGGTGCGATCCGTAGTAGTTGACCCGTCGGCAGCTTCGTTTATCGAGGTCATCAGGCGGCACCGGCGGTTCCGGGTGCATAAGGCGGTCAATGATGTGGTTCCCGGAATCGTCACCACCAGCCGCTACATTGAGAACGGGACAATCAAAGTTCACCGCTCCTGCAAGGACAGTATCCGGGAGTTCGGACTGTACCGCTGGGACGAGAAAAGCCCGGAGGATAGGCCCATCAAAGAAAACGACCACGCAATGGACGATATCCGTTACTTTGTGATGACCATTCTCCGTGGTAAGGCACGCCGGGCCGGTCAGGAACGATATATTCCCATGTGGGGGGAGGTAAGAGAGTGAAAACTTATCAGGATCTGCTGGACGTGGGTGAGGATGAAAAGCAGCGGATAGACTTCATCCGGCAGGCAATCAATGAGCATAAGAGTTCTCCGGCGTATCAGTTTGCCGTGGACGCGGAGCTGTATTTCAAGGGGGAAAACCCCACCATAAACCGATATGAAAAAATCATTTATGACTTGCAGGGCCGAGCACACCGGGATATGTACACCGCCAACCACAAGATTGCCTCCTCCTTTTTCGGCTTCGATGTGCGGCAGGAGGTGTCCTACCTTCTGGGCAATGGCGTTACGTTCCAGGAGGAAGCGACAAAGAAGCGGCTGGGCAAGAAGTTCGACCTGATGATGGTCAAAGCCGCCAAGTATGCGCTGATTGCTGGTGTTTCATTCGGACTGTTCAACCTGGACCATGTGGATGTGTTCAAGCTGGCTGAGTTCGCGCCCCTCTACGATGAGGAAAACGGGGCGCTGATGGCCGGCGTTCGGTTCTGGCAGGTGGCGGAGGATAAACCCCTGCGGGCCACGCTCTACGAGGTAGACGGCTACACAGACTACATCCAGCGCAAGGATGAGGACATGACCGTGCTGGAAGAGAAGCGGACCTACATCCAGCAGCTGCGGACATCCCCGGCAGATGGAACGGAGATTTACGCAGGGCAGAATTACCCGTCCTTTCCCATAGTGCCACTCCGTAACGGTGAGGACGCGCTCTCCGAGCTGGTGGGTAAGCGGAACACACTGGATGCCCTGGACCTTTGCACCTCCAACATGGTCAACAACGTGGACGAGGGTAACCTGATTTACTGGGTGCTGCAAAACGCCGGGGGCATGGATGATCTGGATGACCAGAAATTCCTTGACAAAGTTCGCACCACGCACATCGTCCACGCGGGGAGTGTGGAGGACGAGGGGGCCACAGCGGAGCCGCACACCATCGAGGCACCCTTCCAGGGCACGGACGCCACCATCAATATGCTAAAGCGCAAGCTGTACGAGGATTTCCAGGCTTTTGACAGTTCGGCGGTGTCGGCGGGGAACCAGACGGCCACGGCCATTGCGGCAAGCTATACACCGCTTGACCTAAAGGTGGATGACTTTGAGGCCAGCGTCACCGAATTTATTTTGGGGTTGCTGGATTTGGCGGGTATTGACGACGAGCCAAGCTATACCCGGAGCCGCATTATTAACAAGTCAGAGGAAACCCAGACCATCCTCATGGGTGCGGATTACTACGACGATGAGTACATCACCAAAAAGCTATTGACCATCTTGGGCGACGCCGACCAGTACGACACCCTCATGGAGCGCAAAGCGGCGGAAGAAGCAGAGCGGGTGGAGGAGGAGCCGGACTTCCCACCGCAGGAGGGAACAGAGGGCGAGGTGACGGAGGATGCAGAAGCCTGACGAAGCCCACCAACTGACTGATAAAAAACTGTCCGCACTGGAGAAGCGCATTGCCAGAGCATATCGAGAAGCCCGGAATGATTTGGACGAGACTGTAAAAGCCTACTTTGAGCGGTTCCGGGAGCGGGACGAGAAGATGAGAGCCCTGATCGGCACAGAGGTCAACGGCAAGGTTTGGACAGAGCAGGACTATAAGCAATGGCGGCTCAACCAGATCGGGCGGGGAGAACGGTATCAAGACCTGCGGGAGAAGATAGCGCAGCGAATGACCAAGGCCAACGAGGTGGCAATCGCCTATGTCAACGACGCTACACCTGGAATCTATTCCCTTAACCGCAACTATGCCGCTTACACCATTGAGAGAGTGGCTGGGAATGTGGGATTTACCCTGTGGGATGAATCCACCGTGCGGCGGCTCATTGTGGAAGAACCTGACCTGATGCCTTACTACCCAAAGAAAAAGGCCCTCAAGCGGGTCATTGACCTGAAGTGGGGTAAGAAGCAAATCACCAAGAGCGTAACCAGCGGGCTTTTGCAGGGCAAGAGCGTGGGGAAGATAGCGAAGGACTTGCAGGCCAGGGTGACGGAGATGAACCGGGCCAGCGCCGTGAGAGCGGCCAGGACAGCGGTTACTGGGGCGCAGAGCGGTGGGAGGATGGACAGTTACAAGGCTGCCTCTGATATGGGCATTAAGGTTGGAAAACGGTGGGTAGCCACCAAAGACGGGCGCACGCGGCATGCCCATCAAAAATTGGACGGCCAGACTGTGGAATGGGACGAGCCGTTTACCTCTGACCTAGGAAAGATACGCTATCCCGGAGACCCAAGAGCCAAGCCTGCAAACGTCTATAACTGCCGTTGCACCATGCGGACAGTAGAAAAGCCGGACATTGAGGCTGAACCGCGAAAAATGCGTGTGCGTGACCCGAAAACCGGGCGGAATGTGGTAGTGGAGGCAATGACCTATGAGCAATGGGAGAGGTGGGTGAAAAGCCGTGGCTGATTTGGGCGGCGTGGTATTTGACGATTACAGCGCCGATGTGCTGGATGCCATGCATGACGCCGTTGTACAGGCACTGGAGCGGTGCGGAGAACAGGCGGAAGGGTATGCCAAAGACTTGACTCCTGTTGACACTGGCAACCTCCGTAACAGCATCACCCATCAAGTGGACGATGGTGAAAGCACCGTTTACATCGGAACCAATGTGGAGTATGCGCCCTATGTGGAACTGGGCACAGGCAGATATACAGAAGGAGGACGGCCCACGCCATGGACCTACCAGGACGACGAAGGCAACTGGCACTGGACGGCGGGAAATCCAGCACAGCCTTTTCTCAAACCAGCGGTGGCCGACCATGCGCAAACTTACAGGAACATCATAGAGGATGAGATAAAAAATGGATGAAAGGCAAATCAAAGCCATTGAGGCCGTTCTCGCAAAAGGGGACAGAATAGAGTTGATTCCCGTGAAAGATGGTGTTAAAATTATACATGTCAAGCGGGAAGAGCTGAAACAGAATATTGCTCCCGCCTCTAAGCGTTGAGGCGGAAGGCCCGAGCGTGGGTGACTGACTACAAATCGTAGTTGGTTGCCCGCGCTTTTTCTTTTGGTAAACACCGCAAAGGACAGCGGTTTTTATATCACAGTCGCCCCCCGAAGCACTGGGGCCAAAGGAAAGGAAGACTGATTATGGCACTAACTAGACGCGCCCTCAAAGCCATGGGCATTGAGGACGAGAAGATCGACGAAATTATCACCATGCACACCGAAACCGTGGACGGCCTGAAAGCCGATGTGGCAAAGTATAAGGCCGATGCGGAAACACTGCCCGAGGTACAGCGGCAGCTCGAAAAAGCGCAGAATGACCTTGAGGCTGGAAAGAAGGACAGTTGGAAGGTCAAATACGAGGCCATCAAAGAGGAATTTGAGGGCTACAAGAGCGAACAGACCAAGAAGGAGACCCGCGCCGCCAAGGAAAAGGCGTATCGGGAGCTCCTCAAGCAGGCTGGGGTGAGCGAAAAGCGGCTTGACACCGTGCTCCGAGTGTCCGATGTGGACGGCGTGGAGCTGGACGACAAGGGCGCTGTCAAGGGTTCTGACAAGCTGGTGGAGGGTATCAAGAGCGAGTGGGCAGACTTTATCACCACCACATCCACCAAGGGCGCGGACACTGCCAATCCCCCCGCAAACAGAGGCGGCAACGCCATGACCCGTGACGAGATCTTCAAAATCAAGGACGCCACGGCCCGGCAAGCCGCAATCAAGGAAAACATCAATCTATTTCAGAAAGGAGTCGACGACTAATGGCTAAAAACAACCTGACCAAAACCGCCGACCTGGATGTTACCGTCCGCGAAATCGACTTTGTAACGCGATTCGCGCGTAATTGGGAGCATCTGCGGGACATTCTGGGCATTATGCGGCCCATCCGCAAGGCCCCCGGCGCAGTGCTGAAAAGCAAGGAGGCCACCGTGACCCTCCAGAGCGGCACCGTGGGTGAGGGCGAGGACATCCCCTACAGCAAGGCAAAAATCACCGAGACCCCCTATGCGGAGATGACTGTGGAGAAGTACGCCAAGGCCGTCTCCATCGAGGCCATCAAGGACCACGGCTATGACGCCGCTGTAGGCATGACCGACGATGCGTTTTTGTTCGAGCTGCAGAGCAACATCACCGGGCGGTTCTATGACTACCTGAACACCGGCACCCTGTCCATCTCTGAGACCACCTGGCAGCGGGTGCTTGCCATGGCAAAGGGCAGCGTTATCAACAAGTTCAAGGCCATGCACCGCACGGCGACTGACATTGTGGGCTTCGTCAACGTGATGGACCTGTACGACTACCTGGGAGACAAGGATATCACTGTTCAGAACGAGTTCGGGTTCCAGTACATCAAGAACTTTATGGGCTATGGCACCGTGTTCCTGCTGTCCGATGAGGAGATCCAGCGGGGCCGGGTGATTGCTACCCCCATTGAGAACATCGTGCTGTACTATGTGGACCCCGGCGACAGCGACTTTGCCCGCGCGGGCCTGAGTTACACCACCGACGGTGACACCAACCTGATCGGCTTCCACACCCAGGGCAACTATAACACCGCCGTGTCCGAGTGCTTCGCCATTATGGGCATGGTGCTGTTTGCCGAGTACATCGACGCTATCGCCGTGGCGGACATCGACACCACCCCCACGCTGGGGACGCTGACCGTGACCACCGCGGCCGGAAGTGATTCCAGCCATACCACCATTTCCAGCGTGGCCCCCGCCAAGGAAGCTGCTGGGAATGTGTATAAGTACAAGTGCCAGACGGGTGAGGCTTCTGTGACCTATGGACAGAACGTAAAGTATTGGGCTACTTGGGACGGGAAGGCCACCACCCAGATCCCCTGTTCCAGCGGGCAGACTATCACCGTTGTAGAGGCTGACGCCAACTATAAGGCGCAGAACAAGGGTAGCAAAACCGTTACTGTTGGCAGCTGATTGAATAGGAGGGCGGCGTGATGCTGGAAGAAGTTTTGCAGGGCCTGAACAACTGGTTTCTGGTGCCTGACGGCATCCACACCGGAGAGTTCACGGTGCAGGACGGGTGGCTCACGCTGCCCTTTCTGCAAACAGGACAGTATTTCAGGGTGGTGGGGTCTGTCTTCAATGACGGGCTTCACCAATACCCGGCCACAGACATGACCGGAGAGACGTTCACTGGCGCTGTATGGGCGCTGGCGGTCCCAAAGGCTGTTATTACTCTAAGCGAGGAAATAGCGGCCTGGAACGAAAAGAACGGAACCCCAGGGCCGTACACGTCGGAATCGTTTGGTGGCTATTCCTACAGCAAGGCCACCAACGCCAGCGGTGTAGTCGTTGGCTGGCAGGATGTATTTAAAAGCCGACTGAACGCATGGCGGAGGATTGGAGGGATTATATGAGCTTGTTAGATGATTTCGCTCGCACCTGTGTTCTGATGGAGAAAAAGCGTGTACCAGACGGCGCAGGCGGCTTCATAGTGGAGTGGACAGAGGGTGCGGAATTTACCAACTATCAGGCACTTGATACCTCCATGGAGGCCAGGATCGCCGAAAAAGAGGGCGTGACCTCTCTGTACTCCGCCCTGGTGGACAAGGATTTCCCCATCGAGTACAACGACGTATTCAAGGACACGGAAACCGGCCAGACCTACCGAGTAACATCCAACCCGGAGGAAAAGGTTGCGCCTCGCTCATCTACCTTGCCGCTAAAATACTTCACGGCGGAAAGGTGGGCACTGACCACATGAATGTAAATGTTTTAGGTGTGAAATACAGCATCGCTTTTGTTTCAGAAGAAAAAGAACCCCGCCTAAAAGACTGTGATGGCTTCTGTGATGAAACCACAAAAGAAATTGTAGTTGAGAACTATAAGAGAGGGGAGCCTGGCAGCAAAGGGAAACTGGAATTGCAAGAGCAAAAAAATATCCGCCACGAGATTGTCCATGCATTTCTTTTTGAGAGTGGCCTTGCTGAAAATAGCGAGTGGGCTACCAACGAGGAAATGGTGGACTGGATTGCCAAGCAAGGCCCAAAGCTGGTGAAAGCGTGGCAGGAGGCCGGGGCGCTATGACCAAAAACAAAGCCCTATTTGCCTGGTTCAATGAGTTCATGCCCTTCTACCGGGCTTCCTCTGTCCCAAAGGACGTGGTCATGCCCTACGGCACCTATGAGTACATCGACAGCGCTTTTGACGCCGGGGAAGTGGGCCTGACCGTCAACCTCTGGTTCCGCACGGAGAGCGAGGCAATCCCAGACGAGAAGGCTCAGGAACTGTCTAAGCGTATTGGATACGGCGGGGTATATCTCCCTTGCGACGAGGGATATATCTGGCTGAAACGGGGTTCCCCCTGGTGCCAGAGCCTCACATACGAAGAAGACCCTGTAATTAAACGAAGATACATCAACATTACCGCTGAATACCTGACATTCAGCTGAAAGGAGGCCCACATGGGCAAATTTACTGTCATTCCGCAGAGCACATTTGAAGAAATGCAGCTCGATGCGGGAGTGGTTTTAAAGAAATTCACTCCGGCGACGCCGACAGCCCCGGCGGACGAGGATATCATCTGCCCCACCACTGGCGGTATCAATATTTCCTGCGTTCCTACTTACTCCGACTTGGGGGAGGATGTGGATAATTGCCCCACCAACACAAAAGAATTGAAGCATCTGGACGGCTGGGAGTGCAAGATGTCCTTTACCTCACTCGGCACGTCCCCGGAGTCTATTCGATTGGCTCTTGGAGCAGCGGATATTGGAAGCCCGGATACTACAAAAATTACCCCTCGTCGTGACCTGAAGCAGACGGACTTTGCAGACCTGTGGTGGGTGGGCGACCGAGCCGACGGCGGCATGGTGGCCGTGTGCCTGAAAAACGCCCTGTCCACTGGCGGATTTACCCTCCAGACCACCAAGAACGGCAAGGGACAGGTAAGTGTGGAGCTGACCGGCCATGTGTCCATCGACGCGCAGGACACCATGCCTATGGAGTTTTACAGCGCCGCACCTTCGGAGGATTGATAACACATGAAATTATCTGAACTGACCACCGAACAGGCGGCGGACGTACTGTGTGAACTGACGCCCTATATCGCCAACATCACTGGGGACAAGGCCCTTCTGGACGAGCTTGGCAAGAAGTTTGACAGCAAAGGCAAGAGCGTGGCGGAGCTGTACACCTATGCGACGAAGAAATGCGCTACTTTGGCCCCTGTGCTACTGAAAGACCATAGAGCTGATGTGTTTGGAATCCTTGCCATTCTGAACGGAACGACAGCCGAATCGGTGGCAAAGCAAAATATTCTGACTACCATTTTGCAGATCCGCACTGTGTTCAAGGACAAGGAACTGCTTGATTTTTTCGGATCGTTTGGGCAGGAGGACGAGAGCGAGTAATCCTCTGCCTGCTAGCCGTGCGGGGCATGGGGGTGCGGACCATCCTGGCGGCACTCCCTGCCCTCATCAATCAGGCGGAAAAAGAACAAGCGTACCGGGTTTATGTAACAGACGCCTTGAAAATCATCGGGGAAAACACGGCGAAATACGCTGGCGGTTCTTATATGAAGGTCAGATACCTGGATGTTGAGAACCCGAAACCGGAGGAAACCAGAACACCGGAAGAAGTAATTGCACACATGAAACAAAAAATCGCCTCTGTCTAAGAGTTGACAGGGAAGGGCTAAGTGGTGCCGTGAAAGGAGGCGGCACTCATTAACCTATTTGATTTATTCGCAAAAATCAGCCTGGACACCGGGGACTATGAAAAGGGTCTTGAAGATGCAAGCGGTAAAACGTCGTCCTTTGCGGATAAGCTGAAAAATGGCCTTGCAACAGCGGCAAAGGTTGGAGCGGCCGCTTTGACTGCTGCTGCATCTGGTGTTGCATTTCTTACAAAAAGTTCGCTTGAACAATACGCTGAATATGAGCAGCTTGTGGGTGGCGTTGATACGCTGTTTAAGCAGTCGGCTGATATTGTTCAGCAGTACGCCGATAACGCCTACAAAACGGCAGGCATGTCGGCAAATGAGTACATGGACACCGTGACTAGCTTTTCCGCCTCACTCCTACAAGGTTTAGGTGGTGATACCGCAAAGGCGGCGGAGGTGGCGAACCAGGCCATCACTGACATGTCCGACAACGCTAACAAGATGGGCACAAGCATGCAGATGATCCAGAACGCCTATCAAGGGTTTGCCAAGCAGAACTATACCATGTTGGATAACCTAAAGTTAGGCTATGGTGGCACTCAGGAAGAGATGGCCCGGCTTATTAACGATTCTGGGGTTTTGGGCGATGCGTTTGTCGCCACGGCCAACAATATCAATGAAGTGTCATTTGACAAAATCATTGAGGCCATCCATGTTGTGCAGACCAACATGGGGGTTACGGGCACCACAGCGGCGGAGGCGGCCAGCACCATTGAGGGCAGTGTTGCCTCGGCAAAATCGGCGTGGACAAACCTTATAACAGGCATTGCGGACGAAAACGCCGATCTTGATACACTGATCGGGAATTTTGTGACAAGCGCTGAGACAGTGGCGGGGAATGTTGTCCCTCGTATCACACAGATTTTGTCTGGTATGGGGACAGCTATTGAGCAATTGGCTCCCATTCTTGCGGCAGAGGTACCAACGCTCATTGCTTCCGTCCTCCCGTCCATCGTGAACGGCGGGGCGCAACTACTTGTTGGACTTGTGACAGGGCTCGTCAGTGCTCTTCCGCAACTGGTGGCAGCAGTTCCGGGGATTATTGATACGATGATCACAAGCATATCAGAGGCGCTTCCACAAATCCTAAATGTGGGAGTGCAGCTTCTTGATCAGTTGACCACCGGTATTGAGACGGGTCTGCCCGATATGGTGTCCCGCATTCCAGAAATCATCACACAATTTCTGAATTACATCACAGAGCAGTTCCCAACGGTTCTTGACAAGGGTGCGGAACTGCTGAACAATCTCGTGAACGGCATCCTCGGGGCCATACCGGAAATGACTGCGGCCCTACCGGAAATCATCACCGCCTTTGTCCAGTTCATCACGGACAACCTCCCGACGATTATTGAATCGGGAATCAACATCCTTTTAAACCTAGTTTCCGGCATCATCGGCGCAATTCCGGATCTTGTCGCATCCATCCCGCAAATCATCAGCGCAATAACGACGGGCATTGCCAGGGCGCTACCCAAAATCATCCAGTCCGGCGTTTCGCTGCTCCAGAAATTTATTGAAGGCATCCTTTCCAATATTCCCGCGCTGGTGGCCGCTCTTCCCCAGATCATCAGCGCCATTGTGGAGGGCATCGGGGCGCTGATTGGCGGCATTGTTGACGTGGGCAAAAGCATTGTGGAGGGGATCTGGAAGGGAATCCAGGAAATGGCTGGATGGATTTACGACAAGGTTACAGGGTTCTTTTCCGGCATTGTGGACGGTGTGAAGGACTTCCTTGGAATCCACTCTCCCTCTACGGTGTTTGCCGACATGGGCAAAAACATGGCGCTTGGGTTAGGACAGGGATGGGATAGCGAGTATGACCACATCCGCCGGGATATTGAGGGTGGTATGGACTTCGGTACCGCAAGCGTGGATTTTGCATCTTCTGGTCTTGGCCTAGCATCGGCGGGTATGGTCAACGGAATTTCATCCGCCGTCCAGAGCGCGGGAGGGGCGGCATCTTATACATTCAATTTGCTTTTCCCGGATTATACCAAGCTGGCCTCCTATACTTTTCAACCCATGGTGGACTACGCGAAAGCCAACGGAACACCTATTCTGATACCGACATAAGGAGGCGGCAATATGACGCAGCTAATATTGGATACCACCGGCACGCCAGTCACCATGCCTGAGAGCCAAAAGGATGGGTACCGAGCAGAACTTCAACCACTGTCCGTGGATGTGGAAATGGTATCCGGGCGGATTGTGCGCGAGCTTCGGGGCAATGTGTGGGTCATCTCTTATCAATACGGGTATTTTAGCGACGAGATGAAGCAATCTGTCCTATCGGTTTGCGAGAAGGGGCGCGGACAGGCCATTACCTGCGTATTTCTCCCCCCGCATTCCGAGCAGATGATTACATCAGACTTCCTGGTAACAAAGTTGACTTACCCTAAATTCATGTGGAGCCGTCAGATCATGGGAGAAGTAGCGGGCGACAAAGGAGAGACCATTGAAACCCTTGTGCCTGTCCCCGTTTGGGGCGACTTCGGAGTGGAACTTCGGGAGGTGAAGCCTAGTGCTTAGCTCGACCGAAGCGTACCATGAAGCGATTGTAGGCGACACTAGGCGGATCTACCTGCAAGCGGTCATAGATATTATTGACCCGGACATCGTTTACGGCACGGTGGACAGCTCAGGCGTGTCCAGTGCATGCCGGCCGGAGCAGATCCACGACAAGGAGATGGAGCTGATCCCCTACGCCACGCTGGAGCCCAACCGCTGGGTGCTCAACGGGCAGTTCAAGCTGTTCCCTCTCCAGAGGGCCGATCATATCGGCTTCCTGGGGGACACCTTGTCCGGCGGAGAGGGTGTGTTTTCCCCAGCGGTGTGGGTAGAGGAACATTTTTCCAATGTCTCCATCCTTCAGGCGTGCTCCATCTACTTCCCAACAGCGGATTGGGACGGAGTGGCTGCCGACTTTACTGTGGAGGTCATGCAGGGGGGAACGGCCTACTACACCAAGACAGTGGCTGGCAATACTGCGTCTAGCATTGCATTGGACGGATTCACCGTTAACAACCCGGACGCTATCCGGGTGACGGTGACCAAATGGTCGAAAGGAAACCGCCGTATACGTATACCTGAAATTATTCCGGGCCTGTATGAGAAGTGGACGGGAAATGAGATTGCCGTGTTTTCTCTTAAGCACCAGGGGGACGTATCCTGTATGACACTACCGTATGGCACATGTACCATCAAAATGGACAACCTGAGCCGCCGCTTTGAGCCGCGAAGCAAAAACGGCGTATTCCAGTCCATCGAAGAGCGCCAGGGCATCCCGGTTTCCATAGGAGTACGGCTTTCGGACGACACGGTAGAGTACAAGCCAGCCGGCGTGTTTTATCAGTACTCAGGCGGCTGGAAAACCGGAGACAACGGCCTGACCATGCAGTGGGATCTGGTCGATATTGTTGGCCTTTTAGCTGATCGTGAGTTTATCCCGCCGCCCATCCTGCCTACCACGCTGTCTGGCTGGATTGCCGCCCTGGTGGCCCAGATGGGAGAAAATTTCGCGGGCATGTACGCGGTAGACCCAAACTACGCAAGCGCGGAGGCAAGCGTCCGCGCGGCTGACGATTTGGTTGGTATGACATGCGGGGATATTTTGAGATATGTCTGCATGGCGACGGGCACGTGGCCCAGGGCGGACACAGAGACCGGATACCTGACCGCCGAACCCATGTGGAACCAGGGGAGTAAAATCACCCTGGACAACCTAGTTGATTATCCGACCATGAAAGCCAACACCGATATTGCCGCCTTGTTTTTTACGCTGAACGATGGGAATGACACCCAGTATGTGGTATCCGGAAACTCCACTGCCTCAAACGAGACAAAATCCATACAAAATCCGTTTATTAAGACGCAATCCCAGGCGCTGACTGCTGCGCGGGCAATCCTGTCCACCTACGGTGGGAACAAACTAGAGATTGTAGGCCGTGGAGACCCGGCCTCTGAAATTGGGGATGTGGATACGGTCTGGTTGAATGAGAGCACTGCAACCACGGGCCGCAGAATACAGCAGGACTTATCTCTCCAGGATGGAGTCCTCCGCAATTGCTCTAGTGTGCTGCTCCAGGCTGATGGAATCTTTCTTTATGATGGCATGGAGGTGATCACCTCCAGCGGCGTGTGGACAGCACCAGCCGGGGCCACACAGCTACGGATTATCCTGGTAGGCAAGGGGGAGGACGGAGGCCATGGAGAGCCTGGCACCATGGGCAGGCAGGAATCGGAAGACGGATATGGATATAGTGAGCGTGGTGAATACGGCGCAGATGGTTCGGACGGCGCGGGGGGGAAGGTGTGGACAGCTACCATCGACATCAATCCACAACAGTCATTTGAGGTGTCTTTTGATGGTTTTAATACCATTTTTGGCCCTTACTCTAGCGCAAACGGTAATACATACCCACAGGGTTACTCTGATGTAGCCAGCGGCGAATCGTACGCCCGCACCGGCGTAGCATCACCTAAGCCAGGAAGCGGAGATGGCGGAGCCGGAGGAAAGGGCGGAGCTCCAGGCTATGGCGTGTATAAACATTACACGTGGGCGGGCGGTGGCTCTACCACGTTTAAGGTGCTCGTCGAGCCAGAGCCCGGGAAACCCGGAGCGGCAGGGGCACAGGGCTGTGCTGTTATCTATTGGGACAAGGAGGGGTGAGTATGTCCGAAACATGGACGCCTCTGGTTATTTCGGCCAGTTTTGCACCCAACCCCGTATCAGTCGGGCTACCCACCGTCCTGTCTGTCGTAGTCATCGACGCCCAGGGCGGAGAGCGGGAGGACCTCTGGCACAGTGGCGAGGTCCAGGCTGGGGAGGTGTAGTGCGTGGCGATTACCCAGGTGCGGGCGCAGTTCAATGGTCAGTGGTACATGCTGACCTACAACGAAGACGCCAGAGCCTATCAGACGACTATCACGCCGGACACATTCTCCGGCGGTCAGCCGGACGGGTATTACGACGTAACGGTAGAGGCTACCAACGACAGCGGCGTGGTGGTGACTACAGACGGGGACAATCTGCTGGGCCTTCGGTTGGTGGTGCGGGAGACCATCCAGCCCATCCTGACCCTGGTATCCCCGGAGGCGGGCTATGTGACCACCAACACGCCTGCGGTGACGTGGACCGCCCAGGACAACGACGGCGGCTCCGGTATCGACCCGGACAGCGCCATGGTGAAGCTGGACGGGAAGGCAGTTCCGGCGGAGCAGGTGTCCGTCACGGCGGGCGCAGGCGGGACGTATACCATCACCTATACGCCAGGGGCTGCTCTGGCGGAGGGGCCGCACACCGTCCAGGCGGGCATCAGCGACAACGATGGGAACACAGCTACGATGGAGGCAAACTACATTGTAGATACCGTACCGCCAGCGCTGTCCGCGTTGCTGCCCTTCGAGGAGGTAGTGGTGGATCCCTATACGGTTACCATCACGGGGCAAACCAACGATGCCACCGCTCCTCCGGTGACCATGACCGTGATGGACAACGGGGCGGTGGCGGGACACCCGACCGTTGGGCCGGATGGACGATTTTCCTTCCTCCTGAATCTTGAGGTTGGGGAGAACAACGTCACGGTCGTTGCCAAGGACGGGGCGGGGCTGACTACCACGGCCAGCTATTACATCATCCGCATGGTTACCGACCGGACACAGGCCGATGTGGACGCCCTGAACGACCGTGGGACATACAACGCCTCTGATCTCAACCGGGTCAATACAGCCATGGCCTATCTGGACCGGTGGCTTTCGGAGGCTGGATACATCACCGGATATGCCAACCAGGATATTGCCTGGGCTATGGATGACATTCCGCTACAGGCACAGATGGCGGACTACCTGTCCAACGTGGGGGCGATCGGTGGCACGTTCCCCCTTGCCAACGCCCCAGCAATCCCGGCCTCGATGGAGTTCCTGACCCATGACGGGGCCAATCACATTGAGCGGGTTTTGGTGCTGACGGACCAGATCCGCGCTCGTTTGAAGCGGTCGCCATTTGTGAGCGGCGAAATATTTTGTGGTGAGGTGTAACAATGCAAGATGGAATTATTGCTGGAAACGGAAGTAGCCGGTATTTGAAAACGGTGGCGGCAGCGCTTTCCCTGTATCCTAGCTATGAGGATTTTATCACGGCGCTGATCGCCGGGACATTTCCCATTGACCTGAACGGGATCAATGAGGCAGGGTGGTCGCGGCAGGGGACACCCCTGAACAAAGGAACCCTGTTAAGCGACACCACAGAAACCAAGATATGGGGTTCAGCCGGGAACCATACAGTTGACCAGGCGCTCGGTCAGATACTTGGCTCAATCGGATATAGCCTGGTAAAGGAATACACATCGCCGGGGAGCTTTACCCATACGTTCGACCGCAAATATACAGATATTTTTGTGATTGTGGTTGGTGGCGGCGGTGGTGGTGGGTCGGTCTGCCAAAGTGGTGTCAGTTCTAACAATAGTGGCGGCGGTGGCGGTGCTGGTGGATTTGTGGCATGCTTTCACGTTCTGGACAGCACTAAAATCAAAAACAGAAATATTGTTGTTGGAGCAGGAGGGGTCGGTGCGCCTGCGCAATCCGAGAGGGGAGCTACTGGTAATGGAGGAACCGGATCAAGCAGCAGTGCTTTCGGGGTTACAGTACCTGGTGGGAAAGGTGGTCAAGGTGCTACTGGCGGTTTCGATAAAGCACCCAATGCGGTAGGCGTCTATTCCATTTTGGCCGGCGGCAATGGGGCAAATGGATACGACCAATCTGATAGAAGAGGCAGTAATGGCCCTATTATTGATATTTTGGGACTTACATTTTTCAGCGGCGGTGGGGGCGGTGGCGGAGGTGGACAATATAGTGGCCCTAGACCGACAGGAGGAGCGGGGGGAGCTAGCGGTGGAGGTTCTGGAGGATCAGGGGCTATCACTGGTGCAGATGCTACAAATGGCAGCGCTGGTAGTAAAGGTGGTGGCGGCGGCGGCGGTGCTGGCGGCGGCTTTCATGATGGCAGCACCACCCAAAAATCCGGAATCGGAGGCAAAGGCGGCGATGGATATGTGGCGATTTACGGTAGGGGGTGATTTTTAATGAAAACGGTCTATCTGAACGAGGATAACACTATCCGAGAAATCATCCCGGAATATGCACTCCCGCCGGAGAAGTGGTATAGCGAGGCATTTGCACGGCGCTGTGTAGAGGTACAGGACGATGTAGAGCAGGGGTGGCGCTACAACCCCGAAACAGGCCAGGCCGCCCCGGACACAAGACAGCCGGGGCCTGAATCGCCCTCGGCAGAGGACATCACTCTGGACATGCTGGCCGAGCACGAGGCGCGGCTGTGTATGCTGGAGCTGACCACCACCGCCACCATCTAAGAAAGGAGACACTATGACAACCGTATACAATCTCTGCAAGATGCTCATTGACCGGGGCCGCACCGACGGCCTCCAGGACAAGATGGATGTCTACCTGGCCGCCGACCGACTCACCCCCGAGGAGTACCAAGAGCTGGCCGCTCAACTGACCAAATAGAAAGCCGCCCTGTCTGGGCGGCAGAGGTCAATCCTTTGGAGCAAAGCGGGAGGGTGCTTCCAGCGGCTTCCCGGTGCGCCAATCACGGTTGGGGTCGTGTGCAGCCCAAGCCTCTGCGCCGCACTTCTCGCACTTCTGGCCCTCCCATAGCCACTCCCTCTGACCATTGACCCATGCGGATGGGCACACAGCTCCACACTTGGAGCAGATCACAACGATATTCATAAGACACCTCCCGATAAAAAGACCGTGGCGGAGGAACCATCTGCAGAAATCGTTAGGAGGAATTTCATGTTGATGGAAAGGAGTTTGCCAGCCGCCACGGCTAAAAAAGTATACCACAAAACAAAAATGAAAGGAAGTACCACAATGAAAAACATCAACTGGAACGAGCTCACCCCCGCCTGCTACGCGATCGCAAATGCCAACGATGTAGATGTGGGTGTAGGCGGCAGCATGGTGCAGAACAACATCCGCCACGGCAGGGCGGTGGACATCGGCGCGGAAAATCTGCCCGCGGCCTTTCGGCCTGACTGGGCAGTACTGGGCGCCGACGCAGATCTGGCCGCGGAGAACGACGAATTTAACGCCTGGATCAGAAAGCGCCGGAGTAACGTCAAGGCCCTGGCCGCCCTGTGGAATGCAAAGGACTATCAGGGCATGATTGAGCTGATGGAGAACGCCGCCGACCCCGGCCCCATCAACGGCGAGAAGCCCAGCGACCATGAGTAAGTACATAGCGGTCATCCCCAGGGCGGTCATCACCAGGGCCGCCCTGGTGGAGGCCGGGGGGCGGTCCATGGAGCAGGTCAAGGCCGCCTGCGGGTGCCAGTACATCATCAATAGCTGGTTTTATAACACGGGCACGGGCAAGGCCGTCGGCAATCTCAAGATCGACGGCGCGGTCAAGGCCTCCGCCGGTTGGAACGGCTGGGGGCTTGCCTGGGACAAGGGCGAGGACATCAGCCTAGAGATTGTGCCTGCTGCGGGCCGCGGGAACTACATCAGCGGCGTTGAGTTGCTGACACCCACCAGAGGGCCAGGTAAGGCCCTCAGCTACTCCCCGGAGTACGGGGGCACACGGGGGCGCTCCGCCGTCCTGCTGGCCGGGGCGCGGGTGATCCTGTACTGCTCCGGCGACGGCACGGCGGACGCTAAGACGCCGGAGGGGCTGCGGGACGAGCTGGTGACCATCGGCTGCCGGTACGACCAGGCGGCCAACCTGCGGGCCCTGGGCCTCGACGCGGGCAGCTCCTCTAACTGCGACTTTGGGGACGGCCAGCGTATCAGCAACGGTAAGCGGGTCAAGGGTTATCTGTGTATCTGGACAAAACAGGACGGCCAGGAGCCGCCGGAACAGGAGGACAAGCCTATGAGCAAGCATACCGTATGCCTCGACCCAGGACACGGGCCGGGCAACGTCAACGGCTCCCCGGATGGTACATACAAGGAGTGGGAGTTTACCTGGGATATGGCCCAGCGCGTCAAACCGCTGTTGGAGGCTCATGGGGTGGGCGTGGTGCTCACCAAGACCGCGGACAACTACCCCAGCCTGACGGAGCGGGCCAACATCAGCAATAAGGCGCAGCCGGATTGCTTTGTGAGCATCCACACCAATGCTGGACAAGGGAAAGGATGGTCGAGCGGATCTGGGCTTGAAATCTACACCAGCGCCGGGCCCATGACGGCACAGCGCAATGTGCTGGCATCCAAGCTGGTCAACGCGTTCCACGCCGCCGGAGTGGCTTTGAGAAGTGAGCCTATCAAACACAACATCGAATTGACCGTGCTCGCCAAGACCGACGCCCCCGCTTGCCTGATTGAGTACGGCTTCCATACCAATAAGACCGACGTGGAGTATCTCAAAGATACCAAGTACCGGGACAAACTGGCCGAGGCCACCGCAAAGGGAATCTGTGACTGGCTGGGCGTGGCCTGGCAGGGCGAAACGGGAGCGGACAACGCGGAGGATACCCCGGACGTTTGGGCCGCTGAGGCGTGGCAGAAGGCCAAGGACAAGGGAGTTCTGGACGGCACCCGGCCCCGCGATAATATGACCCGGCAGGAGCTGGCCGTCGTGCTGGATCGGTTGAATCTGATTTGATGGAGGTACATATCATGGACATTTCTTCTTTGGGTATCACCGGAGTAGCGGTTATCACTGTGATCTGCTTCCTCGTCGGGCAGGTCGTCAAAGCCACCGGCCTGGACAATAAGTGGATTCCCATTATCTGCGGTGTGTTTGGCGCGGTGCTTGGCATCCTCGGCATGTTTATTATGCCCGAGTTCCCGGCCAGCGATTACCTAACAGCCGCCGCTGTTGGCATCGTCTCCGGTCTTGCGGCCACTGGTATCAATCAGGTCTATAAGCAGTTGACTAAGGAGGGCTGATGCCCATGGAGTGGGTAGGCCCACTGATTTCCGGCGCGGCGGTCGTCCTGGTGGCAATCATTGAGGCGGTCGCCGCGCGGGAACGGAAACGTGTCAAGGCAGATAACCAAAAGAGCGACGCGCTCATGCAGGGCGTGCAGGCCCTCCTCAGGCGCGAAATCATTGCCGAGTACAACCACTACTCCGAACAACGTTATATCCCGATCTACGGCATGGAAAACGTGCTGGACATGTACAACGCCTACAAGGCGTTAGGCGGGAACGGAATGGCGGCAAAACTGGTGGAGGCCCTGAAACAACTGCCCACGGAGCCGCCGGAAGGGACGTGACTGAATGAGCGCAAGAGCGAAGTTACCGGAACCATTGGATAAACTCTTGCGCTCTCAGTTGGAGAACGCCATCCACGAGGCTGCCCTACACCGCGACGATGAATTGATCGCCAAGCGGCGCATCATTGATAAGTGGGGACAGATTGATGTTGCGGCGGAGCTGGGCTGGGATCGAAGCACAGTTAGCGACCACGAGAAATACATATTCCAGAGGGTTGAGGCTGTAGCAAAACAACTCTATACGAAAAAGGGAGCCGGGGATTAACCCGGCTCCTTTTTTAATATTTTGTTGCAAACCATCCGATACACTGAGGGATTGGAAAATTTTCGTTGTAATATCGTTTCACACAAATATGTCTTGTGTCTTTCCACCCAGTTCTTTTATCCTCTATCCCATCTTCTTCCAATACAATATCATTTTTGGAAAATGCCTCTCCCATAACATCGTCAGTATGCTGCTTGACTATATACTCTTTCATATCCTCTACATTATTAAATTCTTTTGCTTCTGACATAGCCTCTTTCAGTCCGCCTCTATGGGGCCGATATATAATCATATTTTTCACGCTCCCTTTCTATTATAAAGTAACATCTCAAAAAGTAAATACAAAAAATTACGCGAATCCCCCATAACTTCCACACAACCCCCACATGTGTGCCGCCCATGCGGGGTTATTTTATGCGACAATATAGACATGGAGGACGTGAGGAACAAGGGTTGGTACACGTCGCCGCCCTCCTCACGGACTCCTTATTTTTATGGACAAGGACGTGTTTGATATGACTTTGATTGAGAGGATGGTAGCTGCTGGAATGTCCCGTGATTGTGCCGCCGAAACCGCGATGTGGTACATGGCACAGGGAGATGACGATGGACTGGAGGACTATGTGATCGCGCTGGAGACAAGCCATGTGGAGAAACCATAACGAGAACCCGGACGGGCGCAACGTGGGAGATTGTACTGTGCGGGCCATCTCCACGGCCCTGGGGCAGGATTGGGAGACGACCTATGCCGGGCTGGCCCTGCAAGGCTACCTGATGGGTGATATGCCGTCAGCCAACCACGTGTGGGGGGCCTACCTGCGCAGCCGCGGATTTGACCGGGACATGATACCCAACTCCTGCCCAGACTGCTACACGGTGGCCGACTTTTCCGCAGAGCACCCCCATGGGACCTATATCTTGGCCCTGTCCGGCCATGTGGTGTGCGTGCAAAACGGAGACTGGATTGACACCTGGGACTCCGGCGGGGAGATACCACTCTACTACTGGCACAAGGAGGGATAAGCGATGCCATATCAATATGTGCCCGGCTATCAGCCGTACCCTTACCAGCCGCCCATGCCGGATCAGCTTGCGCAGCTCCGTGGGGCGCAGTATCAGCCCATGCCGCAGCAGATGCCGCAGGCACAGCCACAGCAGGCGCAGGCCGGCGGACAGAGCATGGTGTGGGTGAGCGGTGAGGCGGAGGCGATGGCTTATCTGGTGGCCCCCAACAGCGCCGTGGCGCTTTGGGACAGCAACTCGCCCACCATCTATCTCAAGCAGGCGGATGCCTCGGGCAAACCGTCCATCAAGGTATATGACCTCGTAGAGCGCACCAGCGGAGCCAGAACAGCGCAAGCCCCCCAGGGTGTGGAGTTTGCCACAAAGGCCGATTTGGAGGCTCTTGCAGCCCGTGTGGATGCGCTGGCGGCCCCGAAAACAACTGCGAAGAAGAACGCGAAGGAGGATGCGGAATGAATCCCTTTTTCGGAGTCATGGGCGGCGGTGGCCGTCCCAACATGATGCAGCAGTTTCAACAGTTTATGCAGCAAATGAAGGGCAAAGACCCCAATGCTATCATCAATGAAATGGTCTCAAGCGGAAAAATCTCGCAGGAACAATTAAACCACGTCCAACAGCAGGCCCAGCAGATGTCTGGCATGTTTGACGGGATGCGGGGAATGTTCGGCAAGTGATCAAAATCCCGGCCGGGTTTTGAAAATAAAAATAAAGGAGAATTTACATGAGTCTTTCTTCTGACGGCGGCACCGTTATGACGATGCCGGTTCAGCCTGCCTATCAGGGCGGCAACGGCGGTTTTGGATGGGGCGGGGACTGGTCCAGTTGGATCATCCTGTTCCTCATCTTCGGCCTGTTTGGCGGTTGGGGCGGCTATGGCGGCTTCGGCGGTGGAAACGGCGTGAACGGCCCCGGCTTCCAGGGGTACGCTACCCGTGCCGATATCAATGAGGGCTTTGCCCTGAACGGCCTCCAGAACGGCCAGACCTCCATCCGGGACGCCGTGACCAGCGGATTCCACGGTGTGGATACCGCTGTGTGTAACCTGGGCTATCAGACCCAGGCGGGCTTCAATGCCCTTGGCGCTCAGTTGGCCTCCTGCTGCTGCGACACCCGGGAGGCGATTCAGGGTGTGCGGTACGACCTCGCCACCACCGCCTGCGCTACGCAAAACACCATCCAGAATACCACTCGGGACATCATCGACAACGCCAACGCCAACAGCCGGGCGATTTTGGATTTCCTGACTCAGGACAAGATCGCTACTTTGACTGCTGAGAACCAGAGCCTGAAGTTCCAGGCTTCTCAGGCGGCCCAGAATGCTTTTATTACCGCGAACCAGGAAGCCCAGACCGCCGAGTTGATCCGCCGCATCAACCCCATGCCTGTGCCGGCCTATCAGGTCCCCAATCCCTACGCCGGCTGCGGGTGCTATAATACCTGTGGATGCTAAAACCCAATACATCAACTTCCGAGGATTCCTTGGATGTTCGGCCCCGTGCCGATTTTGAACCATGCGGCGGGGCAATAGCCTCGCCGCTTATTTTAACCTGGTCGATTTCGACCACTTTAGAAAGGAATGATTTTATGGCTGAATTTACTGGCGTATTTGTTCAGCAGGTGGCCGCCGGGCAGAATGTGTCCTTTACTGAGACGCCTGTCAGTGGCTCTAACTGCATTGTCCACCGGGATGGCGCTGGGATTGTCACCCTCCGGGGGCAGACCAACCAGTGCCGCGCCCGCTACAAGGTCGTGTTTGGCGGAAATATTGCGATTCCCACCGGCGGGGCAGTTGGCCCGATTTCCCTGGCGATCGCCGTTGAAGGGGAGCCACTGGGCAGCGCTACCGCCACGGTGACCCCCGCCGCAGTAGGCGATTTCTTTAATGTATTCGCTGCGGTATTTGTTGAGGTTCCGCGCGGCTGCTGCGTGACGGTGGCAGTACGCAACATCAGCACAGAAACGATTGAGGTCAGCAACGCGAACCTCATTGTTGAGCGCGTAGCCTGAAAGGAGAGGATACTATGAAAGCACTATACGAGCTGAAAGAAAAATTCGAGATGGAGCTGGAAGAGCTGGCCCGGAAGGGTGAACTGGGTGCGGGCGACCTGGAGCTGGCCCACAAGCTCACTGACACCATTAAGAATATCGACAAAATCTGTGCACTGGAGGATGACGACGGCTATAGCCGGGCCGGCGATTGGGAGGCCGATATGCGCGGTACTTATGGCCGCGGCTCCAGCTACCGTGGACGCAAGCGGGACTCTATGGGACGGTATAGCCGGGATGGCCGCATGGACGGTTATAGCCACCACAACGCCAGAGAGTCTATGATGGAGCTGGCCCGCGAAATGATGGAGAACACATCCAGCGAGAGAGAGCGCGAAGCCATCCGCCGGTTTATGACTGAACTGGAACGGGATTGATAGGGGGTGACCCCTTTGCTTGACCGCAAGGAGATAGATATTGAGATTGCCCGACTGGAATATGGGGAGAGCAGTTACCCGGCCTACGCTAAGCTTGCTAACCTGTATACCATTCGGGATCGGATGGACAGGGAGGTGCATCCAGCACCATACGAGGTATCCTACTCCGCTGCTCCGGCAGCCCTCGAGGATTCCTCGGTAGTTGGGGAATATGGAGACAGTGATTTCCTGCGGGCTGTCTCCGGTGTTGACCAGCACGACGCCTGGGCCATCATGGATGACCTGATGGACACGTTGCACACCGTCAATCCTCGCGTGTACGAGGGTGTAATGCGCAAAATACGGGCACTATAAATCTAGGCCCCCAAAAGAAGGGGGCCTAGACTTTTTTGCCAACTCGAAAAGACCTCAAAGGCGGCTCTTTGATTATATACATTAAAATTCAGTTCAACGATATTTAAATGGTCGGAAAATTTCCACCACCATTTCCACCGCCTTATGTTCCGTAATATGCTGTTTTTTGCTTTTATGATTATATGTTAGAGAAAAATAAAAATCCATGAAACCCTTGCGATATCAAGGATTCCATGGATTTCTTCTTTCGCCCTACAACCGGGCGTTTTGGTGGAGACGACAGAACTCGAATCAGTTTGTTTTTTAATCCTCTCGCCTTAGAGCCGCAATGTATATAGTTTAGCCAGTTTTTCGACCTCCACCACTATTCCCACCAGTGCCATCTAAGAGCGCAATCCCGCTATGCAACACTGTTGCATCTGTATGTGTATAAATATTAGCCGTTGTTTGGATGTCCGAATGCCCCATAAGTTCCTTTGCTACATTAAGCGGAACACCTGCACGTTGTAGATCTGTGCAAAAGGTATGCCTCAGGCAGTATGGGGTCAAATCCTTTGATACAGGGCCTAGCGTCCCCAGCTCCTTGCGGAAGCTTTTCCATGCCCTGCGCATGGCGCTCTCAGTTTGGATAACCCCATTTTGGTTCGGAAAAACCAGGGCGAACGGTTCGCCTTTTGCCTCCTTAAGCCGCCAGCCGAGATCACTATGGATGGGGATGTCCCGTATACCTGAACTTGTTTTCGGGCCTTTTACATCTCTGGAGCCGCTCTCTTTCGCTGTGTGGACGTGTATCTCGTTATGCTCGAAATCTACATCTGACCAAGTAAGGGCTGCCGTTTCTCCTGGTCTCATACCAGTATATAGTAATGTGAGCACCCATAATCCGGCCCGATGGTGCTCAGCAACAGCCAAAATGGCCTTGCGCTCGTCCTCAGTGATAGAGCGTCTTTTCCCCTCGTGATAGGTGGGCAGCTCCAGTAGCTCGGCGGGATCGTATGGGATAAGGCGGGATTGCCTGGCCCTGCGGAACATCTCCTGCAACACCATGCGCAGTTTTTTTACATGGGATGCAGAGCGCCCGGCCTGCCCGTTAAGGATGCGCTGGAGGTGCACGTCTTTAACATCCTTCAATTTCAAGTGACCAATAGCGGGCTTGATATAGTTATCGTACTTTTCATCGTACATTTTCAACGATTTAGCTGTGAGCCCTTTTGGCTCCTTGTAGAGCTCCAGCCATTGCTTATACCAGGCGTTGACAGTCATGGAGCCGCCTACGGTTTCCTCACCGCGCTTTGCGGCGGCCAGCTTGTCCGCTAGCTTTTGCAGTGCCTCCAGCTCCGTTTTCCCGGTAGCTTCATACTTTTTCCCATTGTAGCGAGCCGTTTTTCGGATGTAATCCATTGACTTTACCTCCCATTCTGGTAAAATAGAAGGGTGATATGGCGGCAAACCTTATCACCCCTATGTGAGCCGTCCCTGGTGTTCCAGCACCGGGGGCGGTGTTTTTATTGCGCTTTTTTCAGCTCCTCAATTTCACGGGAGTGCTTTCTGGCGATAGCCTCTAACGTATCCAGCCGTCCGTCAATGATGTCCATATCGTCCTCGCTAGGCATCCGGCGTAGAATTTCCTCTTGACCTTCGGCCAGTAGATTGAATTTCGTCTGAACCTCTGTATCAAGCAGAGTTTTTACGTCTTGCATGATATCGCGCCTTTGCTGCGCCATAAGCTGTGCGATTGCCTGCAAATCTTTTTCATCCAGCATGTATAAAACCTCCTCGGTTGTCATAACCGCTGCTCTTGTAGCATTCCTGGGACGGTATTTTTATTGCTTTTCTAGTTTGACTGTTGTCGTAGTCCCTAGTGCAGAAATCTCATAGCTAATCTGTCCATCCTCATAAGTAAATGTCTTGATATTGTCCCCGGACGCTAAAAGGGCAGTAGAAGTTTTCTCTGTATCATTTTCAGAATCCCAAGAATACGGCTCATCCTCATTTGTTGGTGCGGTATATGTTCCAGCCCAATACAGAGACTTGGTATCACCATTATCAGAAACCCAATACACGGTAATTGCGCTTTCGTCAATAGTTGCAGACTGCCAAGAGTCTTCAGAGTTGCTATTTACCTGCTTCCACTCTCCAGTGAGGTCAGGAATCATGGGTTCAGCAGCCGCTCCGGGGGTTCCAGCAGACGTATCCCCTCCACATGCTACAAGAGATACACACATGATACTTGCGATTCCTAATCCAATTAGCTTTTTCATTTTACATCCTCCTTATATTTACCGCCCACCCGGCGGCTGGATCACTAAAAATACAATTCTGCTACTAGATTGCCATTCTGTGGCAATGATCGGTTGATGTAGCATATCATAAGCATAGTCCAATAATCTGTTCTTTTCTAAGGGAGCAATCTATTAGTGTATAGAAAAAAGCTACCACAATTTGGTGATAACACATATTGCTTGAATAGAACAAATGTTCTATAATGATAAGCAAGGAAAAGAAAATTCCCAGCGTCGACAAAATTTTACATAATACGAACTTTGCATACGGTATAGTACAAGCAGGCACTACAAAGTGAGAAAGTCACAAAATGGGAGGAGAGAGCAAGATGACACCGAACGAAAAAAGGCTTCCGAACTTCGAAAAACTTACTAAAGCACTAAATGAGAGAAAATCCCCTTATCGTTCTTTGCGTACTTTGGTGTTAATTTGCGAACCAGCGGTCAATAGCGTCCATAATTGCGAGCAAGAATCGAAGATCTGCGTCAGTTAGATCCCTTCCCTCTGGAACAATCCCAGCAGAAACAAAGGCCGATACAACTTCATCAACAGTCAATTCCCCTTCTTCATCTTCGGATGGAGTAGGGGGATTTTCTTTTTTGTCAAGATCATCAAGGGTATATCCCATTGCATAAACAAGGCTTTTCATCGTTTCAAGTGAGGGGGTTTTTGTAATACCTGATGTTATTTTCGCAAGTGTTCCTTTTGGGACTCCTGATTTTTCGCTTAACTCATCAAGGCTCATCCCTGATGACTTTCTCATTTCATTAAAAACGTCAAGCCACATTTTCCTTACCTCCTGAAAAGACTATATCACAACTGTTAGAAAAGTGCAAGAAAAAGATTTCCGAGTTCGGAAACAGAAATTATAAAAATAGCTTGACAGATTCCGTATACGGGAATATAATAAAGGCAGAATTTCCGCAGACGGGAATGGAGGTGAGACTATGGCTGCGGTTTATCCTAATTTGGCCGGAGAAATCGCCAAACGTGGTATTAAAAAGTGTGTCCTAGCAAAAGAGGCTGGAATTAGCGACCGGGTTCTTCGCAACAAGATGGCTGGGAAGGGTTCTTTTTCAATCCAAGAAGCCATTGAAATCAAGAACAAATTTTTCCCCGATTACACGGTAGATGATCTTTTCCGCCGAATCGACGATCGGGGGGCATAACAAAAACCGACGGGAGCGTCATTCCCGTCGGCCTCTGCCCAAATTTGTTTACCCTATGTACCTTGCAGGCTTTCACCGCTTGTAATGACGCCACAAGCTTCTTGAGGCACCAAGCCACTTTTGCGGTTTTGGTTCCGCCAATGCCTTATCGCTGACAAGCCACAAGGAGTACTTGATACGGTGGGGTATGATTACCGGCATACCACCATGGGTTTTACCTCTTCTCTGAGTGCTCCGCCGTATCAGTTGCTACATTTTACGCCAGTTTACGTGCTTTGGCAACCACTATATGCGACCTTGCAGTAAGGGAGCAGGCATAGTCAAAAGTTGGGTCAAGTCGACCAACTCCTTTCTGTGCCTTCCGGCATCGGAAATATTATACCGCAGTTGGCAGAAAAATGCAATATTAAGGCTCACCCATAGGGAGGTGAACGTGAGCAACTAAATAAAAATGCCCCGCCGGGTGTCGGAAGCACCCAGCGAGGCGGCAAACCTAATTGAAGCGACCAATCAGGCTTGCAGGAAGATTGTACCACATCCTCCTTCAAGCCGCAATAAGAAGGAGGGAAAAAGAATGCCCGATTTGACCGTAAGAGAACTAAAGCGTGATGCGGCCCGCGTCAAGCACGAAGTGGACGAGCTGGATCGGGTGGCTCACGGAATGACCTTTGATGAACTGCTCCGGTTGCTGGCCGGGCAGAAGCCAGATAGCACCAATGGAGAAAAAGAAGCCCGCCCCTGACGGGGCACGAAAGGAGGTGAGCGGGGTGAAGATCATCATCGAAGCTGATTCGAAAGAAATTGCTGACCTCGTACTTACACTACAAAGCCAGCGGAATCAAGATGAAATTGCTAAGAACTATACGATAGATATCTTTGGAAACAAATACCTCGATTACGAAAGTGGGGGCCGGGGATGTTCCAATGGATAGCTTTAGCTTTTGCGGCGCTTGAAGCAGGGTACATATTTATTTGTTGGTTCTTTGATGAGGAAATAAATGCGACAACGGTTTCTGTGCTTTCCGCAATAACGATTTTTTGGATAGCAATGCATTTCCTTGTTTCATAAATTTAAGAGCACAACAAAAAGCGCCCCGGCCAGTGCACCACCACCGACCAGGGCATGACACCACGTATCGTAGCTACGAGGTATCGGAGACAGTATATCACATCCTCCGGCCTCTGGCAAGATTGGAGGATTTTTTATGACCAAAGATGGACAGCTCAACGAGAGCAGCACGAAGCGGGAGATTGAGAACCGCTTCGCCAATGCACGCCGCGTCATGGACGACCTATGCCGGGCCTATTATGGGATGACTTGGGACGAGCATGAGCGGTTACATGGGAAGGAGGAGAACGCAAATGAACGCACAGAGCGCAATCAGCCGTGCGATTGCTGAGAAACGGCGGCTAATGTTTGAACGCCACGGTGGAATCATGTCCTCCACAGATGTGGCGCGGGAGGTAGGCTACTGCCCGCGGGCATCCAGCGGCGACCGCTGGGCGGCGGAGCATGATATACCCGCAATCCGCATGGGGCCTCGCAAGCGGGGCTATGAGACAGATTTGGTGGCAAAGGCCATCGTGCAGGGGAGGGGAATGGTATGAGCAAGACAAGATATGAGCGCCGCCGGGCCCGCCGGGAGGCTGTGAGTGCAGCAGTGTTTGCCGCCTGCATTGTGATAGCCTGCGGGCTGCCGAACTGGGTGGAGTGGCTACTATGAACCGCTATCTGATTGCGAGCGTCGCGGCCCTGTTCCTTTTACTGGCGCTGATTGCACTAGTTGAAATCATCTGGGGCCAGGAACCGGAGCCGCCAGCCATTGAGACCCCGGCGGCAACCACCACCCCGACCCCCACGCCCACCGGCCCGCTCACCATCCAGATCACCGGACTGGAGGGCGCGGAGAGCATCGACGATGTGTGGGCGGTCATCGAAATACCTGGAGGGAACGAAAATGAATGAAACCCTAGATTTTATCGAAATTGGCACTGACGAAGAGATAATCCAGAAGACGGGCACAGAGCAATACGTGAAGCTGGCAAGCCCGAACACCGCCCTATATGTGAGTTCCGCCGCCGCAACGTGTATCCCCAACATATTGCCTCGAGTCCTGATCGGCAAGGCCGGAAAGTATCTGCTATTCCATTTCACCGACAGCAAAAAAGGCTTTGCTGTGTCGAGATATTCCGGCGGGTTTTCGATCCCGATGGCCGGCGTCGTCAGCAAACTCGGGATAAGGCCGGAGCAGGTAAATGGCAAGCGCCCAAAGCTCATAAAAGATGGCTTTGCAATCGAGCTATATTAAAAGCGCCGCTCCCCGGTGTGCGAGACCGGAGGGCGGCAAGAGAAAGAACATCTGCCCTTATTTTAGGGCACGAAGGAGGGAAAGTCAATGCTGAATACCACAAATATTTCCGCCCTGCTGCGCTGGGCAATGGAGAATATCGGCTATCCAATCGACGAGATTACGCCCTGGACGGGACAGTACATATCCGTCTGTCAGATGGCCGAACCGGATTTCTTTATATGGGCGAGGATGGCTGCCCGCGGGCGGTGCTTCCGGCGATTGCCTGATATGGAGTGGTGGCTTCCATTTTCACCATACCGGGATATGCAACAGGATCCAACCGCAGGGAATTGCCCAAATTGCGGAGCAGAACTTTACCAAAACGAAGAAATGTGCCAGAAATGTAAGGAGGAACAAAATGACACTGTATGAAATTGACCAGGCAATTCAAGGCCTAGTAGACCCGGAAACAGGGGAACTAATGGACTATGAGGCGTTTGCCGCGCTCCAGATGGACCGAGACGCTAAGATTGAGAATATGGCCCTTTGGTACAAGGATTTGATGGCCGATGCTAAGGCCATCAAAGAAGAGGCGGACACGCTCAATGAGCGCAGAAAGGCCCTGGAGAACAAGGCGGAACGGCTGAAATCCTATCTGTCCCTTGCATTAGACGGCGAGAAGTTCCAGACGGCCAGGTGCTCCGTCACTTTCCGCAAAACCTCGTCCGTTCAAGTGTCTAATCCAGAAGCTTTAATCCGCTGGCTAGAGCAGAACGGATATGACGCGGAGTGCGTCAAGTACAAGGAGCCGGAGGTCAGCAAGACTGGCATTGGCAAGCTCATTAAGGAGGGCGTGCCCGTTCCATATGCCTCGATTGAGCAAGGCCGCAGTGTGGGGGTGAAGTGATGGGCATTCCGGTTTTGATTTTGGGCGAGTCTGGCTCCGGCAAGTCCACCGCCCTGCGTAACTTTGACCCTACTGAGATCGGCGTCTTCAATGTAGCTTCCAAGCCCCTGCCATTCCGCAAGTCTCTCCCCACCATCAACGGCGCGACCTACCCCACCATCATTAAGTCTCTTTCCGCGCCGAGTTTGAAAACCTATGCCATCGACGACAGCCAGTATCTGCTGGCCTTCGAGTTCTTCGACCGGGCCAAGGAGACGGGCTATAACAAGTTTACCGACATCGCTCTGAACTTCCGCAACCTGATCCAGTTCGTCATCACGCAAACTCCGCCGGACTGCATTGTTTATTTTCTGCATCACACTGAGTCCAACCCGGACGGCACGCTGAAAGCAAAGACCATCGGGAAGATGTTGGACGAGAAGCTGACGGTAGAGGGTCTGTTCTCCATCGTCCTCCTCTGCCGTTCCGAGAAGGACAAGCACTACTTCATCACCCAGTCTGAGGGGTTCAGCACCGCAAAATCGCCCATGGACATGTTCCCGGAGGAGATCGACAACGATTTGAAGCTGGTGGACACCACCATTCGTGAATACTGGGGCCTGACCCCCAAGAAGGAGGAAAACGAGCATGAATAAAATCAACTGGGACGAGGTTCAGGAGGCTTCCGAGTTTGACAACCCCAAGCCCGGCGCCTATATCGCCACAATCTGCCGCGTGGAGGATGTGGAGGAGAAGGAGTATCTGCTCATCGAATGGGACTTCGCCGAGGGCGCTTACAAGGATAACAACCGGGACACCTTCGCCCGTGCGGGATTCTGGCCTATCCAGCTGCGCCGCAGCTACAAGCCCTCTGCCCTGGGCTTTTTCAAGTCTTTCAAGGCTGCTCTGGAGGATTCCAACCCCGGCTACCGCTTTGATGAGTTCGATCTGCGGGACATGGTTGGCCGCCGTTTCGGCGTGGTGCTGGGTGAGGAGGAATACACCAAAAACACCGGCGAAGTAAAGGCCCGGCTGTATGTATACCAGACGCGCTCTATCCAGGCGATCCAAAAGGGGGATTTCAAGGTGCCGGAACTCAAACGCCTGGCAGAGAACCGAAAGCCCTCTCCCGCCTTTGGGGGCGCTTCTAGCGATTGGTCTCAGCCTTCTTCGGCTGGTCAATTTGGCGAGTCATTCGGTGATGGCGGGAAACCGCCATTTTAAGGTGTACCTATGGACAGGGAACAGTTTACATTCTACGCTTCTTTCTTCCGGGCTGTTTCCCGCATCCGTAATAAGGCGGCCCGGTGTGACGCATACGACGCAATATGCGCCTATGCGCTCACCGGGATACTCCCGGACCTTGATAAACTGCCTGATTCCGCCGCGATTGCGTTTGAGCTGAGTAAGCCAAACCTAGACGCAAGCAGACGGAAATCAGAGGCAGGCAAGTCCGGGGGGAGGCCAAAGCAAACGGAAAGCAAGCCGAAAGCAAATGAGAAGAAAATCGAAAGCAAAACGGAAGCAATGGCTGAGCGAAAGCAAGTACAAGATAAAGAAAAAGAACAAGTACAAGATAAAGAACAAATGTTAATTACCCCCCATCCCCCCCTTCCGGGTGCCTCGCCTGCCCTACAGGGTGCCTTTGCCGCCTGGATCCGGTACAAGCATGAGAAGCGACAGGACTACAAGCCCACGGGCCTCCAGTCTCTGGTGACTCAGGTGCAGAAGGCGGCGGAGACCTACGGGGAACAGGCCGTTATTGACCTGATCGGGGAGTGCATGGCGAACAACTGGCAAGGCATCATTTTCGACCGGCTCAAATCCGGGCAGGCCCCGCGGAGGGGCGGAAATGTGTTTCTGGATATTGCCCGAGAGGAGGGCATCGTGTGAAACGCGAAGACGTGATTAAGCTCATGTCTGTGCTCCGTGGTGCCTACCCGCAGTTTTACCGGGACGTGGGGCGGCAGGAGGCATTGGACACCATCTCCTTGTGGACAGATATGTTTTCCGAGGATGATGCCGCAATTGTGGCCGCCGCAGTCAAGGCGCTGATCGCAACGGACAGCAAGGGCTATCCACCCCATATCGGCGCGGTAAAGGCTAAGATAAGCCAGCTTACGGAGCGGCCGCAGATGGCCCCGCAGGAGGCGTGGGGGATGGTATGGCGGGCTGTGCAGCGGTCAGCCTACAACGGCCGGGAGGAGTTCGAGCGGTTGCCGCCCATGCTCCGCCGTCTGGTAGGGACACCGGAGCAGCTCAAAGCCTGGGCACAGATGGACGCCAATACGGTGCAGAGCGTCATCGGCTCCAACTTCCAGCGCTCCTATCAGGAGCGGGCCAAGCAGGAGTCCGAGTTCCAGGCGCTGCCTGGCGACATAAAACAGATGATTGGAGGGCTGGCCGAACGGCTGGCGCTTGGACATGGGAACGATCCGATTTGACATACCATACCCGCCCACGAAAAAAGGCAAGTCGGCCTTCTGCCGCCGGTTTGGGCTGAACGCCTACTACTCCGGCAAGCACTGGGCCCAGAGGAAGAAGGACGCCGACGAACTCCATGCGCTGACCCTGGCCGCGCTGAAACAGGCTCGTGTGAGGCGCGGGATGGTACGTGGGCCGGTCTCCATCACCTTTGCATGGGACGACGGGCTGGACATTGACAACCACGCCGCCATTGCAAAAGCCGTGGTGGACGCGCTCAAGGGATACCTGTTGCCGGACGACGATCACCGCTGGTACAGGCAGGTCATACATAGGCTTTGGGACGGAGGATGTATCCGGGTGGAGGTGACCGAGCTGTGATAACCTCAGACCCCTACGGCATCAGCGGAGCGGTGGCACCCTGGCGCAGCCTGGACGCGATGGAGCCGATTACGGAGCGCAGGATTACGGAGCGGGATACAGAGGAGGCCGAACTCTGTGGGCGGTGCCCGCTGCCGGACTGCAACCCGAAAAGAGTTGGCTGCCTCCTACATACCAGGGCGAAAAGGCCAAAACCGTCCCGTGATTTGCTGGAGCGCATGGCGCTGGACGGGTATGGGCCGGAGACGATAGCCCAGGCCACCGGATACTCCATATCAACCACCACAGAGTATATGAAACAGTTTTTTAGGGCGGGACCATGTGAGCGCTGTGCGTCCAAGAGCATTTGTGATGCAGTCGTCGGGACGTGTAGCCGTAAAGAGCGATGGAAAGCAATCAAGGAGGTGCCGAACGATGGACGATAAGACGCGCGCCCTGCTGGGTGATCACGAGGCGACGAAACTGGCGCATCTCTCCCTCTTCTCCGGCATCGGGGGACTTGACCTTGCCGCCG